TTTTGGTAATGTCCAGGTTCGCAGCTAGTGTTTCTGCTAAGGCTTTCTTATTCTTGTTTTCACTCATCGAATCGTACCTCCGTTCTTTACATTTATCATAGCACTACGAAATCGCAAATACAACTTTTTATCAGTAGTTGTAGTTGACACAAATTGATAATAGTCAGTGTTTATGGTACATTTTGACACATGGTGTTACAGGTTGATACGCACTAATAGTAAAATGGATTCAGAATTGCTACGATTCTTGCTACGATTGCATTTCACTTATAATTATTAAGGTATATAATTTATGTAACGAAAGTGGGGAAGTTTTATGGCAATAGTTGATCGTACTTCGGAAGTCGATGTTTCTTACGCACCCGAAAGTGTTTATCTAGCACTATTTAATTGTGATTGGGAAAATAATAAATTTAGTATGGATAGTTTTGATGATACAACTAGGACAATATTTTTGAAGTCAGGTGCTAGTATGAAATCATGGGGTGAAAATATTACTGTTTCTGTTCATAAAAATAATGATACTTCGAAAGTTGTATTTCTATCAACGCCCAAGACAGGAATATTATTTGGCGGTTTATTCGATATGGGTAAAAATAGAGAAAACATTAGATTGATTATGTCGTTACTTTCAGAACAACTTGAACATTATGAAACAGTGAGTATTGCACCTAAAAACGATAATGTTGATGCTGTGGATCAAATTAAAAAATATGCAGAATTAAGAGATTTGAAAATTATCACACAAGAAGAATTTGAAAAGAAGAAATCACAATTATTAAGTTTGTAACTTACTCTAAACTACTCTCATTTACTCTAAACGATAGTAGTTTTTTTGTGCCATTTACCCACGTATTTCGTTCATAGTCTAAATACTTTCTGATTTCACAATCTGTTTCGACTATACTTTACCCATGTCTGTAACTCATGTGTAAGTTCTGTGCATTTTTTACACATAAGTACACTCTCACTAAACTTATTTCGATTTATGCGCACACAAGTACAATTGTAAGTGTCAAGTTTATTTCAAATTTACTTGACATAATAGCAACTCAAATTGATTGCTATACCGAATAGCAACTGATAACGGTTGCGCTCATTTAAACACGCTACAACGATTATTTACACAGATAGGCATAGTTATCAAGTTTATCTGTAATCACGCTGTAACGGTCTGTAAATCGCTCACCGTTGATTCTAACGCTTGCTAATGGTACAAGTTTACAAATAAAAAAGGCAATACCGAAGTACTGCCTAATTAACTATTTTATAGGGTTTTTCAACTACTATTTACCCTATTATTTAGGGTTATTTAGCGATTAAATTAATTAATAACATAATTGTACCAACTACAACGGCACTAACAGTTCCTGCAATCCATGCAACAACTTTACTGGATGAACTATCCTTACCCGCATTTTCATAGTTGGCTTTCTCTAACACCTCAAATCGAGTGTTATGTGTCGTAACAATCTGCGCCAATTGGTCGGCGATTGTCTTTGCTGTTTGAGCGACTAATACACGCAGAACTTCGGCGGATTCGCTTACTTGCTTCGCTAAGACTTCGGCTTGTTTACTTGCCTTTTCGTTAGCCGTTGCCACCGCAAGGGTATCGACCTCTCGAAGTTCATTAAGCCGAGCTGTTTCAAGCGCTCTCTCTCGTTGGATGGAATCAATATATATCTTTAACTTTTCATCATTACTTTTCTGATTTACGCTCACTAACTCCTCAATATACTTCGTAGCATTTCCGACTAAGCGCAAAACATTAGCCGACGGATCCCCAACTCCATTCTCTACTTGATTTACTTTTACCATTACCCCACCCTGCTAACTTTTATCGCCACAGCTTCGATTGCCAGTGATTTGCCAGTTGTACCAATCGTTACATCTTTACCTGTTTGGATAGGTTGCCAACTAATGTTAGCAATATGTGCCTGTGCTTCAACCGTATACCCTTCATCTGCGAGTATCTCGATTGCTTCAAGTCTAAGTCCGCGGCCCTTGCTACCTGACCATGAATCACGCACGAACGGTGACCAACCGATATTCTGACAGTGAGTACGATAGGTACAGTGACCATGAATGATGATTGCTTCCAGTCGTTTAGATTCTCCGACCGTACCACTAATTTGCCAATCTTTTGCAACAGGTGAATCGCCGATATTTTGGATATGAGTTTGATAGGTTGTCTGTGGTTCTGACCATGTTTTCCAGTTATAGCTACCACCATTCCTGATAATCGTTCCATTCATGAAGAATACATCCACCGGACTAATCTCATTTATCATTTCGTAAACTCTGTAAATATTCATCGTAATGGCTGCACCTTCGATATGACCGATTCCTACGCCCATGTGCGAGTGATTACCAGTAGTGAAACCTTTCGTTCCTTCATTGGCAATTCGTTCACCCTGTGCGTACACATGATTCAATACAATGTCTGATGTGTCATTATCGTGGATGAAACGGAATGTCAGATGCCGTAACTTTCCATCTGCGCATACGACTGGTTTTACTGTTTGAAAGTTGACACCATTAACGCCATCGATCGTTACTACATCTTTACTCGAACATTTAACTGTGCAAGGCGCATAGACATTATCAATGCCCGAATCTTCACCTGCGTTGTCGAGTGATTCTGCACCCTTATGAGTAAACTTATCATTCATAAACTGAGATCCGTTCAAGGTCTTCATAGGGAATAAGCATATCTCATTCCCTAGAAGGTCTGTTAACTTCTGTCCCTGAATCATTTGACTTCTTCTTTTGCCACTTCAACAATCGGAGTACCTTCTACGATAACAGGTACGGTATCGGTAACTTTATAATTAGCATAGAAATTGTTGACCGTAGATTCAATCAGAACATTTAACTCGACTTCGCTAACAACTAAACCTTTTTCGTTTAGCCATTTCAATGCCGTAACCTTCGCAAGTTCTAACTTCTCTGCGCTACCTAATGCCTTACCGACTTGCTCAACATACGATACCGTTGATTCGACAATCTTGCGAACTTTGGTATCCGTCTGACTTGATTCCATACTCGCTAAATATGCTTTGGCTTGTAGTCCTAGCCATGATGCTAATGTAGTTAGTAAGATACCTGCAATAGCGATAAGCGAAGGCGTTAATTCTTTTAATAGTTCATTCATTTTTGTTTCTCTCTTTCGTTATAATTCTTAATCTGCATAATGTTTAGCGTATACACTGAATTGTGTATCTGCTATTTGTAAATAACCTTGTGTCTGTGGATGTGTTGCTTCAACTGGCAATAATTCTGTTTGTGTAGCTCTAGGATTTACAGGTGTTACAGTCTGACCAAAGTTATTATCTCTATCCATTTCTAAAGCTATGGGAGTAAAGTATAACTTGGTGTAACCACTTAGCAGACTATACAACCTATCCATTAGAGCAAATACCTTTTTATCTTCGCATAACTCAAAAGCACCTTGATTTACTGTATAACCATCGGAACCAGTTTGTACTCCTAAACCATCTTGGTTTCCTCTGTATAAAGTAAATACAATTGATATAGGTATGTTTGCATCATCTTGTCTGATATAATCTACCATTTGTTTAATGTTATTCGCATTAATTGTGGGGTCTAATTCTATACCATTTATACCTAACCAAATTTGAATTGCATTAGGTACAATAGATGTATTTGTTTTATAATAATTCCAATTAAAACGAGTACCATCCCAAAATGGGTTTACTCCTTCACTTTCAAAGGTATAACTGACACCACTTAAATAATTTGCTGCCGACCATCCACTCCTGCCTTCATGTTTTTCTCCAGTAACCAATCCCCTTGTACCGACAAAGTTAATTTTACTGGCAGACAAACTTCTGACTTCCCCCATCCAAGGTTTAGGGGTTGATGTAGTATTTACTAAACTATCGCCTATTGTTAAAATATTTTTAGTTGTAGATAGTACATTGGACACGACCTTGACTGTGCTTGTGGCAACTTTAACCAATTGCATATTATTATCGTAAACATTCAATGTTAAAGGGTATTCACCTATCGTTACTCCGGTAACACTAAATTTTCTTTTCATACTATGGCCTACTTGGCATACCCATTGAAAATGATAATTGTTGATATTTCCACACCATGAAACAAGCTTATTGTATAGTTCGATTGTTCTTCCTACTGCAACACATATTTCAGAAGGCAGAAACAATAACAAACTATCGGTCGTAATACTAATGTCGTTTAGCAAACTACTAGGTATTACTTTTTTATATGCTTCGTATGTAGTTGTTGCAATACCTTTTTCAACTTGAAATACATCAGGCAATTTTGTAGAGAATCGTGCATATTTTGCATTCGATGGAGTAAGACAAGTTTTATTTTCAGCAGTTCCACCACCTGTTATACCTGATATATAAGTTTTATTTATATCGTAAAAAGCCATTTGGCCAAAATAATTGTAAGCATAATTACTACTAGAATCTACTGCAATATAATCACTAACCCAATAGGAAGCATTTGTAATCAATAGCCCTGTGGTACTATCCACATATTTGCCAACTGTCATTAGTGATTTATCAAATAAGTTTTTACCTGTAACTAAAAAATCAAATTTAGTTGAAGGAATTGTTTTATCTCCCAGCGATTGGCCACTCATAGTAAGTTTATAAGTTTCATAAACAGTCGCTACGGATCCTAATTCAAATTGTTCAATGTTTAAATTTGCTGTTGCTAAGGAAACTCTAGCAAATACGGCACCTATTGGTGATGTAATGTTGGCTGTTGGATATAAACCACTGATATATACTTTACTATTATTGTAAAAAGCAATTCTTTCATTTGCATCACCCGATAAGACATATTGTGTACTTGGCAAAATCGGCATATAATCACTCGCAGATTTTAGTGAACTAGCTGCTAAATTACCTGTTGTATTATCAACATAATATCCACCAGTTACTTTTGACTTATCAAATATGTTTTTACCGATCAGTGAAAAGAATGAGGTCATTTTTTCTGCTATACTACCATCCACTATTCCAGTTGTTTGATAAGTGCCACCTACTACCCACGCAGAACCCGACCAGTAATACCACTTACCATCTGCGGTAACTACATATACTCCTGTCGTTCCTGTCGGAAACGCTGCTTGAAGTAATGCAAGTGTGGCATAGACGCCTTTCGGAGATCCACTGTCACCTTTTAAACTTGCGATGAACTGTGCTTCAGTCCCAGTGTTTCCAAGTGCTAACCATTCATCATAAGCAGATAGCCCTGTGAAACAGTTTTTGAGCGACGCAACTGTTACTTTTTTAGTATCAGATGTATCTTGAACAATCATCAGGTCAGTATCTGCCAATGTTGTTTTTTCAATTAATTCAGAAATTCTTACATCTGCCATCACTCATCACCTGCTTTCTTTTTCAATTCTTCTAACTCTGCAACCACTAAGTCATATTGATATTTCAATTCGTGAAAGTTTACTTCCATTTGTGCCTTAGCGATTGCTAGTTGATTAATGATATAGTCTTTTTGTTCCATGTTTCTCCTTTATAGTGCCTGTAAATATCCAGTCGATGATTCACGAGTAATGTTGTATAGTGTTCCACCGAAAGCCATTCTTACTAGTGCTGCGAAACTTGCTTGTCCGTTGGCAATAAATTCTCCACTTCCTGAAACAATCAATGATCCTTGTACTTGTAAACTTCCATTGAGCCCCATTACACTGGTTCCGCCGTAATTGAATAAATAAGCACCACTTCCGACATATATTCTTCCGTTAGCAGAATCAAGTGTCATGTTACCACTTGACAGAGATCCGTTATCAATATCCCAACCACCGATTGAACCACCATAAGCATCTAAATCACCTGCGTGTACTTTACCATTTGATTCAACAAGGAATTTTGCATCTGTACTTAGGTAGCCGTTGGCACCGTTCGTTTCTCCTGCCCATATGACATATTGATTCGGTTGAGCAATCGAGATGCCAACGCCTATGGCATATAACTTTGTAGGCGCAATATCGAAACCACCCATTTTTCCAGCGATTGATTCAACGCTTCCATCTAGATTGATCTTGAAATAATCGTTAGCCGTAACTATACCTTCCAGCGTGATGTTATTAGCAATTATTTTTGCACCTTCTGTCGATAAGTTAATCTGATTGATAATGTTGTCTTTGTCAACTTTTAGTGCAATCGTGCCAGCAATATCGTCAACCATGATAGATGCTTTTCGAACGGCTGTTGCTACTGCACTTGCGGTGATTGAACTGTAAAAATTCTTAACAGTTGGGCGATAATTGCCGAATTCCAATGTCAATAACTGATCAGTTAAGTTATTGTGAGTGTATGACATAACAGTAGTAAGAACGGTAAATTGTCGAGCGTTTACTTGAATCGTATCGCCGATCATTGTCCCTTTTCGATCGAATGTTTTTAATGCTAACCCATTCAATTTTGTAATGATGTTCAAACCGTTCATCGTAACAATGTTACTTGACCCTTTTGGTGAACTATCAATGTCTGATGAAACTTTATAGTTGACCTTAGGGAACTTGTTTAAATCAATATATGCTTGTGCAAGTGCGCCCAATTCAGTTACATCTTCGGTATCGAACGTCACTACTTTCGTGTATGGTTTATCGTATTGAACATCTGACGATAACCATTCGCCGGATATAAGAAGTCCGTTTTTACCAATGGGTTTTATCTTCGTGCAAACACTCGACCAATCAGATGAGTATGTTGCACTTTCAAGATTCTTAGCATAGGCGATAACTGCTTGACGATCTTCGCCAATTGTTGATGTGATTCGAACTTCAAACCCATTAAAATCAAGATAGCCACCGTATTCGGTCGCAAGTAACACAAGCGCATCTAAGACAGTCATATTGACCATTGGAACTGTCAAATGAGTGAGTATGTCTGATAATGCGGTGTAATTAGCAACAGGCGTAGAATGGCTTAAAACGAACGCAATGGCATCTTGGCAAGTTAGGTCTGTCAGTGTTGCGTTGATCGTATAATTCGCTAGATCATACCCAATATGTCTTGCCTTAAAAGTGATCGTATTTGCGACGATCGGATTCATTACTCTGAATGGTTGATCGCCGTACTTAGTTGATACAACCAGTATTGAATCGTTGACCACAAGTGAAACATAAGTGAGTGGCAATTCAACGCTAATAAACCAGTCTTCATTTAGTGTCTTTGTTTCGATACATTTAAGCGCATTTAAAATTTTTTCACCATTTGAAGTGAAAACTGTATCGCTTGAAAGAAATAGTTTCATCATAAAAACATAGTCCGTTTCGTAACCACTAATTCAGTTAATGTGCCGGTCCATGAAATAGCGTTGGCACCGACTAATAACTTTGGAAACTCACCTGTCATCTTGCGATTTTTATAAACTGTTCCGTAGTAGGCTTCTTGTTTGAATTCGCCATTTAGATAACTTCCACAGTCGATATAAACATAAGGTGTATCGAATATATAAGTAAAAGATTGGCTACCGATTGTAAGTACTACTATTCCTGCACCTGTCAATTTTAACAGTGGCATTGAATCAACTTTACCAGCGTTTGTTATTGAACCTGATGATGTTAGTGTAATGTCTGATTCGGAAAGTAGATAACGAAACGGATCCTGAACATAGAACTCTACTTTTGCCTTTTTAAATCGTAATAGTTTTTCATAATCTATATCATTTAGTACTCTTACATTACGATATTTCAACTGATCATCAGAACACAAAAGAACGCCTGTTCCATCTAACCATGCGATAATTGCATCAATGTCTGCGTTCTTAGTTACTCCGATAACAGCTTTGATAATATACGGTGCATAGCCATATTCTGTGACCGATGCACCGGCTTTACCATCAATTAATTTTATCTCACTTCTGCGTTGTGGCTTCTGAAAATTATTCATTGATTCTACGATTACACCCATCGATGTAGAAGTAATTCCTTTGAATGTGAAATACATTTACATCGCCCCTTTCACAATTCGAGTATCAACAAATGATCCAACTCTATCGCCATCTAAATAGATAGCAAAATTCTTTAATTCATCGTGTACGGCTCGTGCGGTATCTTCGGCACTTGACATTCTATCAAGCCCTAATAGACTTGGTAATTGTGAGATAGGAAGCACACCTTCTGCACCTGCTTCACCCACTAAATCGCCACTAGGGAATAATCTTGGCTTTGTGAATATGGCACCTGATGCCCAAGCACCACCACCACTCTTTCCACCTGCACCACCGCCGGAAACGCCTGTATTACCTTCTTGGTTGAAATCTCTTTTCTTTCCTAACGCTCTATCGATTGCATCTGATACTTTATCCCAGTTTTTAACCAGTAGTATCAAACCTGTAACGAGTGCGGCACAACCTATAATCACGATACCGAATGGATTTGCGGCCATCAGGACATTAAATATGCCTAACGCAACATTGATTCCTTCGATTGCTTTGAATGCTAAAAACGCAATCAACAGTGTTCCTAAAACAGGAATCAACCAATTAGCGTTATCAGTAATGAATTTGATTGAATCTTTGATTGCATCGAGTGAATCGGTTGCAAATTTCTTTATATCGTCTTTGTTATCACGCACCCATTGAAGAATGTCTTGAAATGTCGGCATTAAATCAACTAATACTTCACCTGTTAATGATTGAATTTCTTGATTTAACATTTCTGTTGAATCTTTAAATTTATCCAATCCTTCGACAGTTGAATCGGACATAACAGCACCATTTTTATATGCTGCATCCGTTAAATCTTTTATCGTAGCCGAACCTGCTTTAATTAATGGATTTAATTCCAATGCGGATTTTCCAAATAATACAAGCGCTGTCGAATCACGATCGGTTTCATTCTTCATTTTTCCGAGTGCCGTAATTGCTTCTAACATAACAACTTTTGAATCACGAAGTGAACCATCGGAATTGGTGACATTAACTTTTAATGATTTAAATGCTTCAGCTTGTGCGCCTGTACCATCTTTAGCGGCCGTCATGGCACGAGTAAGTTTTGATACTGAACCTGTAATAGTTTCAAGATCAACATCTAATGCCTTGCCAACATATGACCATACTTGAATCTGATCTGTTGATAACCCTGTCTGCCCTGATAGTGTTGCAATTTCATCAGCTGTATTAAGAGATTGCATAGCGACATCTTTCATTGCACTTGCTAATTGTTTGACACCGTTGATAATGGCGGAACTAATTACATTTGCCTTAATAATATCGCCCATCTTTAGTGATTTCTCACCAGCTACTTCAGCATTATTACCGTAGGTTTTTATTTCTTGTGCAATTTGTTCTGTTGGATTCTTCGCTTGTTGCAAAGCTTTCTTATTTTGGTCAACTTCATTATTAAGACCATTTAATTTTGTTTGTGCTTCATTTAACGAAATTTTCCAGTTGCTTGTTTTTTTATCATTCTCACCATACTGTTCAGAAGAGTTTTTCAGTGCCTTTTGAAGTTCATCAATTTTTTCTTTTTGTTTGTCAACTTCGGATGCCAATATTTTGTCTTTTGCTGTTAATGCTTCAACAGAAGAAGCGTTGCCAACAAATTCAGAAGTAACTTTTTTCATTTCAGAAGCAAGTACCTTCATGTCAGTGTTTATACCTGATATTGCTTGTTTAAATTCTTTCTCGCCATCAAGTGATATACCTGCCGAAATGTTTGCTTTTTTAGCCATATTCTCACCTTCCTTTACATGGGAATAACATCGTCAATAGTCGGATTCAAATCAGCGTATCTCTGATGCGTAATGTTTAGAGATTGTTCTAGGTCGAAATGATTCTTGTATGCTAGATATATTTTCATAAACTTTTTGAGTGAACATCTTCCGACTTCTTTTTCGCTATATCCAAATTTCAAACCCATGTAAATAATCCAGCCAAAATCAATTACTGATTCTGACTGGTCATCACGTTTGGGTTTTCTTCTGCTTCCTTATCTGTTACCATTTCTTTTAATTTTTCAGTCGCTTCTTTTGGACCATACTTACTAATCAAACGCCCTGCCTGTTTTAATGTGACCGATGGCATAGTGTCATTATTTTCATCGTTGTGGATCTCGATTCCTTCGTTAAACATTTCTTTAAAAATCCAAATAATATCGCCTATTCTTACTTCACCAGTTTTGCCACCGCTTAATTTGTCATACCACTTATCCATCGTTCCGTATTTTTCTTGTATAATTTCAATAACATTTAAATCGTAGGCAAGTGGATAATCTTTATTGTCGATATTGATCGATACTTTTTTATCTAACATTGTTTCTCCTTTTAGAAAGAAAAGGGATAGTTTCCTACCCCTTTACATCACCTTATGAAATTTTGATAACTACGATTTCGGTTGTCTGCGATTGCTTACCAACTTCCTGTGCAACGATCGTTAATTTCTTACTACCGATTGACATAGGAATGGCAGCCGAAGCCGTACCGCTCAACAACGCTTGTAAGAACACACCATCTGCGTACAGGTTCATCGTATGATTGGCAGCTGTTGCCGTAACTGTTACAGATACAGCGGTTACACCACCGAATGAATAGGTTCTGACAGCAGTTCCGAATACTGGTGATAATGTACCACCTATTCCGGTAAGTGCCAGTGCACTCAATCCAGCCGATGCAGTGACAGGAATTCCTGCCTTTGCATTAAGATATGCTTTAGCGTCATCTTCAAGAGCGAATGTCTTTTCTTTCTTCCAGTTTCCGGAAGCATCCGCAATAACATTACCCTCAATGGTAGACGTTCCAAACTCAACAGTTTCGCCCTTTGTTTTGTTTGAATCAGCCGGTTCACCAAATTGAACTTTTGGAATCCAAATAGCACGATATTTTTGAACACCTGCTACTTTTTTACCACCGTAAAATCCGAATCCAACATAAGGCGCTACATCATTCGTATTCGCTGTCATCTCACCATCTGAGATAGAGTGTCCGAGAAATTCCTGCTGAATTGTATCGGATAATTCGTCAAGACCTAAGGTGATTTTTCCACCTTTAAAGCTGTTGTCAGTTTCTGCCAACGCATCATCTGCGTATAGTTTGGCACTGTTTAAATCAAATGATAGGTCTGCTTGAATCGCTTTCCCAATCACACCGTAGTTGACAGCACCTTTATAGACCGGATATTTTAAACCAATTTTCGCCATGTTAAACCTCCTTTGGCTCTGTGTAATCACACTCAAATATGAGGTGATTTAACTTCGTATCACTTTCATAAAATGTTTGAACTGTTGGATATGTGAATCCATTTTCAAACAGTGCGTTACGGATCTGTTTTTTTAATATAAGATGGTTGAATGTCAATGGACTGAAAAAATGTATTTGAACTGACACCATGTTAAACTCAGGTGAATCATCCGAATACGCATCCCCACGATCATCACTGTAATTGAATACGAAATAGGTTTTTAATAACCCTTCGTACCCCATAAATTCAACCGGATAACCATACACATCTAAAATAGTTTTAATTGTTGAGTTTACGCTCATTCATTCACCACCTTATCGAAAACTTCTTGCATCTTTTCATTTACTTCTTCACGTGCGTCATTCAGCGCTTTTGAAATGATTGGCTTAGGCGGAATCTTTGATGTACCGTATTCAAGATGAGCCATCTTTTCCATATTTCTGACACCGTGTCTGTCTTCACCTGTTGGGATAACCGCAGTGTACCAACCGTGATCATTCTTTTTCGGCTTCTTTTGATGTCGGATAGAATCGAGCATATCGCCTGTATCTTTGTATTTTGAAACTTCACTTTTTACATGACGTTCTAAAATAGGTACAGATTCCGTTAACATCTGTTCAGCAATCTCGTCGAAGTTGTTTAACTTTTCTAACTTCTGTGTCAATTTAACATTAAAAGTAAAATCAAACTTACCCACAAGTAATCTCTGTCAAACCTTTTTTAACATCGTGGAAATCTTTTATGAAGTTATACAGGCACCCTTCATATCTGATTGCTTCCGCGTATTTAGGCCGACCATCAACAATGTGTTTAACAAGGTCATAATCAATAGGAAGTACATAGAATATGATCACAGGCTTTTGATCTGTCTGCATGGATGCAACTAACTCATTTCGAGTAACAGATAGCGCTTCTGCAAATATCGGTACAGCTACCTCTGTGAGCGTTGTGAAGCCTTCTGAATCAACTCCATGATTGTAGTAAATAAGTTCAATCTCTTGATTAAGCACGGTTGATCACACTCTTGATAATCATGTCGTTCACTCGTTTCTTTAAATGAATCGGCATATCACCTGTATTTTGTGGGTTGCTGTATCGCCATTCTGTTATATCGACGACCAACATGAATGATGTGTATTCTTCCGTTAAATCAATTTTCTTAATGTTCGTCAACTCATCAATGACCGCATCAACGATTCGTCCGATATAGACATCACGTAATGTACTGGTCATGCCGATTCTCGCACGAACCATTTCGATCAATTCTGTTCTATCCATACCTTGACCTCCTTATAGAGAAGAGAGAGCCTTTCGGCTCCCTCAGTGTAACTATGATTAAGCGTTGGCAGTATCAGCAGCGAACGTAACAGCAGTAGCCGTAGGAGCAGCAGCACCGATAGCAACAGCAACGAATGCTTCACCGAATACCGGACGACCATCATAACGAGCAATGCCCTTAACAACCGTATTATCTTCAATAAACTGTGCCTCAGTGGAAGCCGCAAATACAGCACCTTCACGTTCAACTAACAGATAGACTGAACCGTAACCGCCGATAATGACTCCATCAGGAATAAAATCCAAGATAACGATGTCACCACCAACGATCGGCATCTTCATATCTTGACCGGTGACGATTGCTCCGGCAGCGCTCATTGACAATGCTTTGATTTGAAGTTTAGAGAATGTAGTACGAGCCATTGCCCAGAAGGTATCACCAGTCGCATATTTCGAACTGATAACGCTCAACTTAGCAACTAAATCTTCATAGAACGCAGCACCTTTATTCGTGTCAACACTGAAAGACAAATGAGTCGTATGAAGATCGGTCCATGCTTTTTCATTGGATCCCCAGTATGCCGGAGCCGCGATTTCAGCCAAACGTTTCATGATACCAACCGGCATCTTAGCGCCTGTACCATATAAAATAGCCTTATCCAATGCAAGACCGATTGCTTGACCGATTGCGACCATTACTTCACTGACTAGATTTACATCAGAATCTTTTGCAATACTATTCGGGAATGAAACGAATCCGCCAACTTTATAACCGTCAACTTCGATCTGATTGAATCCGATTGCTAAAGCGTTCAGCGCTCCAACCATTTCGGTCCATACAGCCTCAGGAATTGAACCGACGATATTTTGACGAGCCGTACCACGTACTGACTTTTTATTAACTTTGGTAATCAGTTTGGAATACTTGTCGAGATTGTCACGTAAGAGATCAAGGAAAACATTAGGAATATTCAGATCAGAGCCGGTGACTGCACGTTTTTCAGTAAACATTGAACGTAACTCGGACACGAATTTTGTGGTATCCTCACGTTTCATCATCTCATCTACTTCGTTACGTTGGAAACCTGCGAAAAATTGTGTTCTTTTATTCATGGAGTTTGTAGCCTCATGTCTTTCTACCGTTTTTTCCGGAGTCGGCGCCGGTAATTTGGCAAGTTCGCTCAACTCTGCTTCGATCGTTCTGATCTTTTCGCTAAGAGTTTCAGCTTCTACTTCTTGCGCTGCTGTGGTTGTATTGATCTCTGTTTCTTCTTCTGCAAAAAGAGTGAGATCGTCGTCGGTTTTCGCTTCTTCGATCGAACGTTCAAGGTTCTGTGTCTTTAACAACGTTTCCGCTTTTCTGACATTCAGTTCTTCTAACTTTGTACGTTCCATTTCCAGTTGCTTTTTAAGTCTTAATTGCTTTAACATTTCCTACCCCCGAACTTTCTTTAAAAGTTCTTGCTTTCTTAATTCAAAACTACGCTTATTAATCGCCTCCACATCGGCGCTGCGTTCATCACGTGCATGGACGAGAGTATCTCGATATGCCGGGAACGTGACAACACTGATTTCGTGAAGGTCAATTTTGCGAATATGGAAGCGATATTTCCCACCGCCCAAGTCTTCGGTATATTCATCAGTGATGTTAAAACCGAAAGAACATTGAGTGACATCACCTCGTGAAACGAGTACATGAAGGTCGTTCGCGTATGATGTATCAGGAGTTTCAATTTTGCTGAACAGACCTTTCGCATCTTCTCGCAGAACCAACGTACCGCTTGTGTTACGTCCTAACACCATTGAGGTGTCATGGTTGTATAGCGCACGTATATCGTTCGTCAGCGTGTCTGCAAATGCGCCTTTCTCGATCACTTCTTCGATACCAGGTGCAAGTTCTGTAACGGAATCATAGAGTGCGAAATATCCTTCGATATAACGTTTCCCATCTTCTGCACGTACTGCCGAAAAAGGTAAATCAAAGGCACGTTCAATGCCGTATGTCCTTACTGGTTTCATACTTTCTTATCTCCTTTCAGTTTCTTCTGATCCCCGATTGAACTAATCGGTATGAAGTTCTCTAAAATTACTAATTCATCAAGACCATCCATCGGTGATAGACCTAACGCGTCACGCGCTTCATTACCGGTGATGTAACCCTTGATATATCCGTCTCCGAATACTGTTGACAGTTCATCAATGGAGTACGCATAGAGTGACCTGATGTTGAACTTGAAATATAGATCAGGTGAATAGAGAATCCCTTGTGTAAGCGTCTGCTCAAACTCTTTGGCGATTGCCAAAATTCGAGTACCAATGAAGTTGTTATGCTCGTCTTTGTTGAATGTACCGACGCCCAAATAAAAAGCCGGAACACCAATCATTCCCGCTACTGTTTGTTTGTCGATTTCAACACTCTTATGCAAGGCGATGTCATTGAGCGTCAACGGTTTTACTTGTTGAACATCCATCAAGTCTGCCGGGATGATCCACGGTTGCCCAGATCTTGAAGTATCAAGATATTGCTCTTGAATCTTATCTCGACCTTCTTTGTTTGCCGCATCACCGGCGCTTGAATCAATTTTAACAATCAATGAAGGATTGTACTTTCCAGACATAAACTCTTTCTTTGTTTTTGCGGCACCACTCAATGTACTGAGGACATCTTTCAAAGGAAGTTGATAGGATTCTCCGAGAAAAGGTTTGTCCGTTCGTGGATTGATCATGAAACGAAGAACTTCATCCGAGTTATACATTTTCCCGTTATACATGACTTTATAATCGAAGTCACTTTCAATCACGGAAACATTGTTCGGCGCCATCGGCATGTAACCATCGATCAATCCGTCTGATGTCATGATTGGAAGTACAAAAGCATTGCCTTTGAAGAATGCGGTTTCAACGATCCAATGAACCCATGACTTACGCGTCATCAGTTTGTAAGGACTGATGTCGATTTTTCGACTTAGTTCATTCTTGATTCGAATGTCACCATTCGGCGTGTTCTTCATCAAGTGAATTGTCATCGTACTGACCAACTCTGCGATTTTGTGAACCGCTGTTACGACTGACGGATCTCTACTCAACGGTATATACTCATTCGAGTACCAGTCATCTGTACCACTGGTCAGAAACATCGACATCGGCGTTGTTTCTCTTTTTTGTAGAATCGGTTCAGCTCTTGCTCTTGGTCTGCTTCTCTTCTTAGTCATTGGCTGCTCCTTTCGTTCCGAACCAATCGGACGCTTTCTTAGTCTTCTCTTTTGATTTCAGATAACGAATGCAAGAGAACACAGAGGCGTCAAATAGATCGATACGGCTCTCTTGTTGAACTTTTTCATATTGAATTGCATCATCTACCTTTTCAATGGCCTTTATATTGGTGACGCAATATTCATACGCTTGACTATGCAAATAGTAGTATTTTCCATTCTTGACACGTTGTTCAATGTGTCTGAACCCTTGCGACTTCGACATGTAATACTGTGGCTCATCTAAAATATTGAATTTATATGCTTTCATCATCAGAAAGAACTCTTCGGCAAATTTACGATCATAGCCTGTCTGTGTAATATTGAATCCCATTGTTCTCATCGTGATAAACCATTTTACAATGTCATCCACAAGAACGGTTGCGGTATTACTCATCGTCAACCATCCATCATCTTCCCAACCGAACAACGGTATTCCGTCTTCATCCGACTTTGTAACAGCCGCCACACGTGGAAAGAACGCATGAGTGATACAGATGTCAACATCTTCATAAACACCGTACAGGCTCGCAGCAGTGAGATCGTGCATCTTCGAAAGATCGGCACCGCCAAACCATTTGATCGGAAGTTTAGATAATTGCTCGATCGTCCAGTTATATTTACTGTCGCTCAGTTTGAATTCGTTAATATTGAAGTAGGCCTTCATTGATGCAGTGTAAACGTCTAACGATTTAGACAAAAAATCTTTCCGTTGTTGCGGATCATTCAATGCTTGACGAGAATCATTCAACATATCTTCGGGCCGAATCGTGATTCCATATCCCGGATTCGCTTTTTGATGTTCAATCACGTTCGTGTAATCAACATTGCCGTTTTCATCTTCATCGGCTTTGGCGATAAAAATAAAATATTGTTCATCTGTGACCGTACCGTCCAACACTTTTTTACAGTATTGAATTTTTCGATAGCAGAAACTATTCATCTTATCCCCAGCAGATGTGATGCCGATCAGAAGTTTGTTTGTGTAGGCTTTCATCATTTCTTTGAAAAGGTTATATTGCTTCGGATTGTGGTACGTGTGGATCTCATCGCATATCGCAATGTTTCCGTTCAGTGAATCTTGCTTGTCAGGATTTGATGCCAACGCTTGAATAAAAACACTTCCGTCATCAAACTTACCTTTGATACTGTGTTCCTGATTATTGTCGACGATTCTGAAACTCTTTTCTTCGCCCATATGTTTAATACTGTGACTGATGAAGTTAAAACTTTCGAGTGCCTGTTTCATCGATGCTGCCACGACATAGCATTTGCTACCGGATCGGCGATAGTACAGGCTCAATGCCCACGCCAATGAAGCAGCGAATGTCGTCTTGGCATTCTTTCTTGGTACTTCGATGAACGCTTCTTTTCGTACTCGAATGATCGTTCCTTTATGGAAGAATCCCATGATATCGTAAATGCAATACTTGTGATACGGCATCAAATAAAAAGGCGTATCCGTCATTGGAACACCTTCTAGATTCTCTGCCTGCACATGTACGAGTGTACTTTCAATAATTGAAATAATCTTTTCCGGCTCCGACGGTTTGAATTCATACAATGGATTCTCAATCGTTTTTAGAAATCGTTTGCAACTTTGAATCTGTTCTAGGTTTGCTGGGCGAACACCGGAGATCGTATCGTTTACGAATTTGAACACTTCATCATAATTTTTATATTTCATGAAGCGCCTTGTTCAGCTTTGAAACGACCGCTTTTTTTTCTGCTGTTATTGATTCAAGTGCTTTTGGATTCAAACCCAGTAAAATCGAGTAGTTAGCAATGTCTTTTCGCAAACTTTCAAGCGTCGAGATCAATGAAGACTTCTTATCGCCACCATCTGCGGTCGCTGTTGCATACTTTTTATATCCACTATCTTTGAAAACTTTAGTTAAACATTCGTACTGCTCACGCAATTCGCAATAGATATCGATAACGGCATTATACTCAGGCCTATACGTGCCAAGTTTTTTCATGTCAGCGATTGTATTTTTTTTGATTGTACCCTTTGTTATCGCCTTTCCTGGCATTTCAAGCACCTCACTTTCAATATTCAAAAAAGTTTTTCCACAATGTCCGCTATTGGAAAGACTTCCACGCTCCGGTCTGTTTGTTTAATACTTTGAACTTCAAACTAGGGGGGATATGTCTTTATTCACTTAACATTATGAACATTTATAATTTATTCTTGTTTAGGTTGTCGGCTTCGATGATTGCATCGATGTGTCTTGCCATTAAATCAAGGCCCTTTTCTGTTAGCTTATGAGTAACTCGATCATGGAATGAATCATGGCAAACTGAGCATACTAACAACAGGTTCTCGTCTAGCCATTGATAGTCGCTGTTCATTTCAACTGGCACAATATGATGTGCTGTATTACCAGCAACAACTCGACCGTAACGCTTGCACTCTTGGCATACATACTTATCTCTTGCAAGTATATGCTTACGTTTCTTTATCCATCTAGGATCCTTGTGGTAGTCCATACTACTTATTACTTACTACATAGTAGGCTTTGATTCCTTTAAGTCTGTAACGTTCTACCTGTAACAATAGTTCTCTGCATGAACCGTACTCAACATGTACGATCTCTGCATGTCCGTATTGTTCCTTACAGTAGATCACATTCTTATTGTCTGCTTGATACTTGACTCTTAACTCTTGTAACAATGTCATATACTTAGATAATCCTAAGCATTGCTCATCGCCTTTGTTTCTAACTCTCATAGGTACTTAACCCTTTCTCTATTACTTAATATACATAAACACTTATTAATACTTAATACTTAGTATAGGGAAATCAGATTCCCAAGCGACCTCGTATGTCCTTACGTCCATTGCCATTCAAGACTACATACGACATCTTATTACTTGCCGGTGTGAATCCTTGTTTCAATCCATATCCGCCAACCTCTTGCCATGCGTTACTGATGAGAAAGAACCGATCGCGTTTCGATACGGTCATGTTCTGATAATCACATTTGAATGTGCTGTCAGAGAAGATCATTGGTGTATGGACATGACTCATGACATAGACATCAGCATCAACTGTTTCTTGCATTGACTGCACGTTGTTGGCTTTGCCACCCATCTTTTTACCACCACCGGAACCATGTCGACAAAAGAAACTATATACATTCCTTTTGGTTTTAGAATTGATTGAGTCAGCATGAATACTTCTTCCAAACTTAACGAACAGTATGTAACTGTTGTCTGCATAGCGATCGAGTATTCCCATCTCTTGTGCGAGAAAGGCGCTCATATCTAACCCTGTGGCTTTGTAGACACGATCTTCGTGATTGCCACCTGTCATGGATAGGATTCTTCCCGCCTTTGACAATGGCTTTAGAATGTTTGCTGTATGCTTGATCTGTTCAGTCGGTGTGTATTTCTCCGCATAACTGTCACTGACGGATTGTGCCAATGCCGTATTGCATAAGTCACCATTGAGAATCACGAATCGATTCGGTTCTGCCAGTATGTAATCAACAGCATTCTTGATAATGATTTCATTCGTGAATGCATCGCCGATATGAAAATCAGCGAATGGATACACCTCAATGTCTTTGAAATAAGGCAACTCTACTTTGATTACTTTGAGTCCGTCTGGCATTGCTAATCTCCTTTAGTGATTACACCCTAACAAATAAAAAGACACCGTTAAGTGTCTTAAGAATTAATTTGAAGCCGACTTTCACGGCTTTGACAGTAGAATTGCTTTCTAACTCTGTCTAATTTATACTACAACATTAACATGATTTTTAGTGATATGTATATCATTCGTAATGATTGATAAATTTGATATGAACATCAATCAAATGTTGAATAGTCCGCCACATCTGTGCATTATTGCAATAATACTTTTCTTCCAACTCTTTATAGTTCATTCGTTCATACTTATCACCTTTAATAAACTTGTCAATAACCATCTTTTTTTCAATACCGTCTAAAGTTCCGACAAACCGATCACACTTTGCAATCTGATATTTTCCTATTACATAGTCCTCATCTTTCTTCAACTCATCGATACGGTCCATACCGGCTCTGATAACAGATCCACGTTCCGGCGGTGTTCCGTCTGGCATCTTGATAATACTCCCACCTTGTGGACCATATTGCCTTGTTTCCAACTCCAGTATTTTATCATCAATTTCTTTCACCTGCTCGACGTTGAATCGGTACAACATCAGATAGTTTTTAAGCTGTTCAGCGTTCATACGGTGTTATCCTTTACCGATTCTCTTGGATTCGCATTGTAGAGTTCTGGATCATCTTTGAAATGCTCATCAACATTCATTATGCTTAGAGCATTGAACACGATCGCAGATAAGTGGTCTTCATCTCTCATTCCCATACAATACTTAGTCAAGTGACGAAGTATTGAACCGACGCACCATGATTGCGGTTGCCCTTTTAACCAGTTGTTATCACCGTACTTCTTGGCACCCAGTGTATACCATGCCGACACTCGCATGAGTAGGTCGAGCGGTAATAACTCCATCAATGGTTTATCATCTGCGTTATCTCTGACGGCACCCGATGAAGCCGTACGCACTTTACCTGAACTATTCATGTTGTTCGTGTGAAGTTCGTTTAATTTTCCGAACGCTTCTTCTTGCGATACATTTTTTAATATCTTCCCATCTTCAGTAAATACAGAATACGTGTGTAAATCATTTCCGTTGTCATCTAGTTCAGGCATTGGTCTACTTCCTTTTAGTTGTTTTATCATTTTCCTTCACCTATAAATTCATTGACTAACCATTTGAAGAATTCAACATCATTGAACCAACAACTACGAATTGATGTTCCCCACTCAATATAGTTTCCTTTATCAAGCAAGTTTGCACATCTGATGAATTTAATATAATTTGATTCATCTTTGATATATTTATTCCATGTCCTATCAATAATTACTTTTATTACTTCAAATAATTCTTTGCCGAATGTTAAGCTAATATCATCATCATAGGTCGTAATATCAAACAAATTATCGGATAGCCAAATTAATTTGAATTCTCGTTCTGTATATTCGTCTGAAGAATATCCCATTTCACTTTGAGTGGTGATAAAATATTCGTAATCAATAATCGCTTGTTCCTTTGTCATGCCGTTCATTTCTTTATTGCCCTCCACCAGCAAATGTTTATCTCGTCTATTTGGTCTGTATAATAAAGTCGTTCAGGATGAATATTCCGATCGTCGATGTAATAGTCTGCACTTATCTTCCTACAATCACCGCCAAACTCAATGATTCTACTTAGCAGATTTTCATTGACGGCATCGAATGTCAGTCCTTGATCTGCGCACCACTTGACTGCCGATTCAAGATGTTCACCAGTTCTACAAGTATTTAGAATCAACAGGTCGCCATTCTGTTTTAGTTGCTTACAGAAGTCAATAACCATAGTGATTGGTTTAATAATTGTCGGGTAATCTGTGACGGCCAGTGTTCCGTCAAAGTCAATTGAGTAGACGATTGGTTTATTCATTTCTTTGTTTCCTCTTTGTTTACCGCATCGATCAACTCGTTGACTTTAACTATCAATAAATTGACCACCTCACGCAAGGCTTCGATATCCTTCTTATCGTTGTAGATAAGATACCGCTGGTTTGTCGCTACAAGGCGCACTTTTATTTTCTTTATCATTTTGCTTACCAGTTCAACCCGTCGTCTTCTAAATCTAGCAACGGTCCTGTATCGAATTGATCGGCGATGTCCGGCAATGGTGACGGCACGTTTTCTACCTTTTTTACTCGTTCTAACACTTCAACATCACAATACACGGTCACACCGATTTTACCATTGTATTCATTGGTCGATATTCCGACGATGTTTGAAATCGTAACTTTGTCCTGATCGTTCACTTCAACCTGATTATTGGCCATAATCGTCACATACCGCTTATGCTCTTTATCATTCGAATCATAGTCACGGACCTTGAAGATCGTTTTTCCTTGCGCTACTTTTGGAAATGACGCATACAGTTTATATCCTGTTTTAATCATGGTCAGAAGCCTCTACAATCACTAACAATTCTTCGAGATATTCTCGTTCTCTTTTAGCGGAATCAATTTCGATCGGCCACGTGCTTTCATTAATTCGCTCACCGCAATCGCTGATTTCATTATTCAGATATTCTGTTAATTGGCTTTTATTTGGTGTCATTTTGTTTTTACACTCTCACTTTCTTTGGTTAAAATAAACATAACTGTACTTCTTCAAATAATACTGGTTTGTAACCTATGATTATTTTTTTAATATTTGTAGAAAAGATTTCAAAATCATTACACGGTATTCCTTTACCACTTTTATTTCGATTATCTACTACACCAATGCCGATATACTGTTTGTGATTATCCTTCATACCATAGTGGTCGAGTGTTACCTGAACTATGAATCTCTTTTCAGGTACCCATGAAATCATTTTCCCTTTCGACCAAGGTGTAGGAACGAGTTTCCATTCGCACATCGGGTAGTTCTCTTCAAGAAAGTTGAACACTTCTTCAATTGTCAGTTTGTTGTTCATATTTTCAATGTGATCGCCACATCACTTAACATTCTTTCTTTAGCACTCTTATAAAAATCTTTCTTGATCTCAAACCCATAACTGCTACGATTCATTTCTGCGGCTGCCCTTAGTGTTGAACCGCTACCCGCCACTGGGTCGATCACTACATCACCGTAATCAGTGAATATTCCGATCAACTTTTTCAATACCGGAATCGGCTTTTGTGTTGGGTGTAACTTTGGGTAACTGTTATCTACTTCCCAGTCAAACCAATTCATCACCATGCGCCCGTCATTGTTGAACTTTGGTAACTTATCACGATATAGCACTAAGGCATATTCAGTAGCGCCAACGATCTTCATGTTTGCTTTCAACACTTGCGAACTCGACTTTTTTATGAACACTAACGGATAGTAATTGTTGAACCCGTATTTTTTAGCATATTCAATGACCATTGTCATTTGTTGAAAGGCACAGAACACGATCATAGCGGGCGCCTTTCCCGTTTCCTTCGGCTCTTTAATGAGCATTGATGAGCAGAAGTGCATGAACTCCGCAATTCTGAAATCTTCATCAGTATCGAAGAACGATTTACCGGCTTTGTCTGACGCACCGTTTTTATTATCACCGTCAACATACCATTCAAGACTTGACGCATAAGCATTGTTACCTAAGTTGTATGGAATATCTGCGATAACAAGTTGCGCCTTTGGTATGGCATAACTTTTGTAATTCTGAAAGTGATCGTTGAATAACTCACACTTAATATCTCGATCGTTTTTTAACTTCTCATATTTATCTTCCATTTTGATCTCGATATTGTTTTTTAACATCTTGCACCGCTTTGTTTAAGCCACTGTGCGCAACATATTCATTCAAGTAGATAACTATTCCAGTTTTGTTAATTTCTGCGACCTTGCGATTCATACCGAGTCTGTCGAGTGCATACAGATGATTCGAATCACGTTCGATGCGTGGAAGTGATACCCAATTGATTAAGTTGCTATCACGGTTCTTTTGGAACTTTACGATCTCGACCAGATTTACTAATGGTTTGACTTCTTCCGGCTCTTTTTCAATGACTAATTTCATTTTGGATTCCCATTCTTCTTCGACATTTTTTACATCGCAGAATTTTTTATAATCTGCATTTAGTAATTTAGCAATTCTTTTTACTTCTGCAATTGTTAGATAATTCTTTCGTTTAGAAACTGCACTTGTAATTCTAAAAAATGGAACGTCACAATTTGATGATATTTTAGTTATTGTGATTTTATTAGCCTTGCATATATCTCTGAACTCTTGTTGAAACAAGCGAACCCTACAACTATCAGTAATTACCATTTTAGCAACTCTGGATTCTCATAGATGTTGCCGATGACTTCCATAACGCTAACATTCTTGGGAATTAGTTTATATCCGCTATACCCGCCTGCACTATTGCCGTGTGTTCTTAATCTGCCAAGAACTAATCCACAGTCAGTTGGTGAACAATCATTATCGTGATAGAATATTTCAAACGAGTTAAATGAAGTTTTCTCCCACTCTGTTTTTGCTGGCATTCTCAATATATCCCCTTCGTAAATCTCTTTACCGTTCTTATCATGTAGTCCTGTGAATTGCATTAACTCGATACATCTTGAATCAGGTGTATGAATAAATATTTCGTTATATGGAATTGACCACAAATAATCTTCACCAACCATACTTTTTGATAATATATCCCATGCCCTAAACTTTATAATTCTCATTTATTTTCCTTTTAGCGCTTTTATGCGTTCTTTCAGTTTCTCTTTTTCTTCGTCTGATACTGTCGTCTTATCTTCATAGACTGGTAGCACATCTTCACGATCATTCCGTTTTTGTTTCTTTGACATCGGATAGACGGTCAACCAATTATTCATAATACTTTGGTTGATACAGTCGATCGGACTCTCACCTTTTGCAATCAGTCCATCAATTCCGGTACAGACCATTTGACGTGCTTTGTCGGTCATTGGCTTTTTGATCGCCTTTCTCATCTCATCAAAATTAGTAAGAGCTGTGAGTAGTTCATTATTGCCATTTGAATATGATTCAAAGACACTTCCAACCCTCAGTATTAAATCTTTATTCTTTACTTCTTTAGTTCTATACTTCTTGGTAGTTGCGATTTCGCGGCGATTTTCAAAAGATTCCGAAGAGATTTCGCCGTCAACTTGCTTGTCATTGTCCTTGCTAACGTCACTATCAGTACATTGATATTTCGCCCAGTTTATAACGGTTATTACAGTTTTATCGTTTGTCACTTTCTTTGTCAATTCGCCTGTCAAAATCAAGTGAGAAATGGAAGATTTCACCTTCGATTCTGTGAGACCTAATTCAAGTGCTAATTTCTTATAACTTGTTGGAAATGAACCTTTTTTTATATCCATTCCCTTCCATACAAAGTCATTCCAACTTGCCTTTATAAGACAGTGCAGAAACACAGATTTTGTATTTTGATTGGTGTACCATTCCCACTTTTCAATGCTTTCAAACAACTTAATATATCTCATAAAAACTTACTCCTTCCATATTTCTTTGATATTTACCACCGTTTTGTCCACCATATCGTATACTTTCGACGCTGTGATTTTGATAATCTGACTATCGTCTGCATACGCTAATTTATTCAAACCATCAGTCACACACTTTATTAGGTTATCAAGATCAGGTTTAACAGTTGGCACTATGCGTTTAGATGATTTAGGTCGTATGAAGAAGAAAATCAATTCAATCTCTAAGGGTCCAGTCAATAGATCGGCACCGAGATATTTTTCTAAGTACGAGTACCGGACTAGATTCTCATAGGTGACTGTTTTCTGCGGTGTATAGGTATGATTCCGAGTTACTCTCGGCCGACCTTTAGCAACGGGACGACCGAGTATTTCGAATTGAATCATCAGAACGGACTCCCATTCAATTCAATGACCATTCCTGATGCCGCTGCTACCGTCGAGATTCCTGTACAATCTTGAATTTCTTCGACCATTCTTCGCTCATATGAATTCGTGTCTGATAGATGAATCAAGATAATCTTCTTTGTATCGTTATGTTCGCACTTGCCTAGAAACTTTTTGCACGTTTCTAAACTCATGTGATACTTCGGCGCTGTATATCCGCCATTAACTCTATTTTCCATCACGACACTATCGATGTAATTGCACTCAACCATGTAGTAATTGATATGAGTGAATCTGTAATCTAGGTAGGCACTGTCGGTAATGAACACGAGTGTTTCATGATAGACTGAATCAGTGATCATGAACCCCAGTGGTTCCGCAGCGTTATGACTTACGGCGAATGGATAGATGAGTACATTCGGTTTCATTGATACAATACAGCCACCTGTTAGCACGTTGATTTTGAATCGAGTTGTTATTCCGAGTTTTTCATAAGTGCCTTTAGATGCGAATACATGAAGTCCTGCGTCGATATATTCATTGATGTATTTAGAATGATCGCCATGCTCATGAGTAATCAGGCAACCGAGTACATCCGACCATCGACCGGGAAACGCCTTAGCAAACAACTTGTAAGGCATCCCGGCTTCCAGTAAGAGTATCTGGCCATTCTCAAATTCAAGTGCATAGGCATTACCTGAACTCGATGAACCAAATACCGTTAGTTTCATAGACCGAACGGTGACGGTTCTGACTTAGGTTTCGGTTCTTCGACTACTTCCGGCGAGATCGTTTGACTGAATGCCGTTTCGGGAATCTGAATCTGATCGGTCGTTTCTTCATCGTCAGCCACATAGCCTGACTCAATGAAGTTTTTGACCAATAACGGTGTATCGTCAGATGAATTTATAATGAGTTTTAAGGCACGGCCGATCACTGTTTTCTTTGCCATCTGATCAGGAAACTCTTTATGTACCGCTTGACCTGTTTTAGATTTGTTCCATGCAGCTTGAATTTGCCCTTTGTCCATGATTTCCCAACGAACACCGCCGTTTTTAAGTTTAATAATGCAATAGGCGCCAATGATCGAATCCGCTGTTATCGTTGCATCAAAATTGCGTTTGCGTTTATGTTCGATAATGCGTTCCTCCCCATTGATAATTTCGGTTTCAACTTCATCACCTTTAAGAATTACTTGCGGAATGACATCGGCGACATTGGCAAACCGTTTGGCCACCGCCAGAGTTCCAAAATACGAACGTTGGAATTGAAGTTGGTTTCCATAGATAATGAAATATCCTTGCTTCTTATCAACATTTAGTCCTTGAACGATCATGCTCTTAATTGCATATACGATCGAACTCTGTTCGCATACCGACAATGCCGGCTTTTTATCTTTGTCTACAACAGTCAGGATATTCAGATAGGCAGATTGAATCGCATTACCAACCGCATAATCTTGTGGAATCGAGAACGCATTTTCAGAGATCAGTTTATCAATATCAGATTGAACGTATTCGGTGATTGTAGCCTTGTGTACTGCAGGCGCTGCGACCTGTGATTTAGTTGTGTTTTCCATGATTATTTACCTTTGCTTTCTTTTGCGTTTCCGCATTCATTAACCAATTATTTTTTATAAGTAAGCACTACTTTCCTTAGTGGCAATGTTGCACCATAGAATTTGACAATATCCTTTAGGCTTTCTTTTTCAACCTGTATTAATTTGTCAACAACTCCTGAACGATAACCGTTTTTAGTATTGACAATAACCATCGAACCGCTGACAAGAACAAGGTCTTCACATTCAAACAAATATTGTTTTTCGCCTTGTTCAACAACGGCTACCCACGTCTTTTTTAACACTTCCGCCATACTTCCTAACTCTGGTTTAGGTTGAACTGGTGGAAGTCCAAACAAGGCTCTTGCATCTTTCATTGATATACGTTCTTCGTTAGGCAATATATATACATATTTACAATTAGTTACCAATTCGAACAAATTTTCATTCCAAGCAGAATCAGAACATATACCGTTGATATCTCGTACAAACATGTAGTTAACGAGTGCATTATCTTCTTTTACAACTTTATAGAGTTCTCCTTTTTGTGGGACTATGTTATTGCTTTTAAAATCTTTACCACTATCAATGCACTTTACTGTATCGCCAATTTTATATTTCATTTTTTTGTTTCTCCTTACACTTTTGTTAGTGTTGAATAGGCTTCATCTGCATACATACTGATTATTTGTGACGTTGTAACCACTGGTAATGTCAAACTCTCACGGTTATCAATGATGATCGGCGATTCAATGCCGTAGGTCGCTTGGAATGTTCCAATGATGTCAATTCCGCTAAACAGTTTCTCACCGGTCGATTGTGCATCGTAGGGTTTACCATCAAGCAGCGCATCACATACTTGGCGATAACCACCGTTGACTTGTTGCTCGAATAAGCGCCATTTGATACGAGTGAAGTGCGATGATAGTTGACGTTCGAATTCTTCATTCTTCTCTTTTTCCAATTCTTCACACAAGTAGACCAAATCTTTGAAAGCGTTCTTCAATTCAAGTAACTTCTTCTCACTGGCCTTTAATGTGTCGATTCTTGCTTGTGTGTTCTTCTGCGATTCACAGGCACCGAGTCGGCGATTCTGGTCATTGATCATGGCTTGTAACTGATTGCGTTTCGCCAGCATTTCGGTGATTGCTGTGCTGCTGTTTGTTGCCTGATAATAGGTATCGGCAATGGCCTTGTATTTACTGATGTCGGATTCGAAGTCCGCCACCAATAATGAGTTGATGAATTGACTTTCGAATACATCACCGACTTTAACTAATGTTTCTTCCGATGATTTCATGTGTTCAAGTTCTTCGGCAGCTTCGGCGATCTGTGCTTTCAACATTGAGTTATTTGCTTGTTGCGTTTCAATGTCGACTTTGCACTGTGTTCCATCTTCAATGATCTTTTCAATCTTCGTTTTATGATCGTTCAACCAATTCTCTTTTGCGGTGAGTAGCGTCGTTTGCAGTTCACTCTCAGGTATACTTTGGCCGCACGTCGGGCATACTGTTAATACGTTCGGTTCTGCATACTGTTCGGCGTTGACACTCTTGTATAGATTCGTAAGTCGCAAGTGTTCGTTCATCAGACTTCGAATGTTTGATGATAACAGATTCTCATTGTTTTTAAGCAACAATAGTTTTGCTTCGACACTGGCAATTTTGTACTCGCCATCTTGTCGCGCACGAGCGATTTCAGAGCGTTTTAAGAAGTATTGTGACTGGCATGAGTCTTTGTATGCGTTTAACTCTTTCTGCTTGTCACGCATACTGTTTTCAGCGGTGAGTACTTCTAACGGTTTCTCTGCCGACTTCGGTTCAGTGAGCGAATTCAATTCTGCCTGATAGCCGAACATTAGAGACTTGATGACATTCTCATCGAGATCATTAACCAGTGTTCTCGTCAACTCATCAATCTGATACGGAAGCCGTTCGATTTCTTCTTTGTTCTCTTTGGCTTTCTGCGCCATGTATTCTTTAAATTGAGCAAAGTTCTTATTTTTGTTGATGTCTTTATTCCATTCGATCATAAGCGGTGAATAGATCGCTTTTGCTTTTAAACTGTTCTCAACTTCGGATTCGGACCCGACAAACTCCATCAACTTTTCTCTGCGCTTTTTGGCATCAATCTGTGTCATGAAATAGGTCGGACTGGTCAGAAGTCTGAATGTATCTTCCGCAACGATTGAACTGACTGAATCAGCGTACTCTTTTGTTTTGGTCACTGAATCGTTGTAATAAAGTGTCTGAACGTTTCCGTCTAACACCGGGATTGAGGATCCGCGTTTCAACACCCAGTTTTCTTCTTGTTTCCGTCTGAATATGTGATGTTCGCCATCGACGGACAGATCGAGAACTACATCAATGATGATGTTATGAATGTCGTTCCCTTGACCGTCTTTGCGTTTCACCGGGAATGTACTTGAACCGGTCGAATCCTTGTTGAACAGTACCCAATTGATCGCATCCGCTATGCTAGTCTTACCGGTACCGTTGGCACCTTTGAAATAGGTTGTCGTTCCGAATTCCACGTTCAAGTTCTCAATGCCCTTGAAGTTGGATATCTCGATCTTATTAAAAATTACTTGTTTCATGTTTGTTTCTCTTTCATTTAGATACTTGCGTTCAGCCATTCCATCATGATGCTTTTACTCTCAAATTCTTCTTGCCACGATTCACCGCAGCTGTTATCAATGGCGATATATAGTCCGTTGCTTTTAGTCCAGAACTTGCCGATTGGTTTCCCAGTTTCGATGATCTGTGTTGCTTGTTGCTCGTCAACTTCGATAATTTCATCGTTCATTGCAGTGACTCCAATTGCTCAAGTAAGATCGCTGTTCTCTCGCCTTTGTCGTATCGCTTCATATATTCGACTGCTTGAATGGCACCGGTGATGTCTTCTCTATCGGCCGCTTCTTGCATTTTATCTAGGCAATGTTGTACGGCTTTCACCCATCTTACGATTTCCATTATTTGCGACCATTGCAGCGAGATAGAAACGCTTCGATTTCATCCGATGTGATTCCCAGTTCGATACATTCGAGAACATCTACATCGTCAATTGCCGACGTCTTAGAAACACGTGATATATATACTTTTTCGTCGATGATATGGTCGTGCAGTTTGTTATTTTCACAAATAGTTTTATTTAATATCAATTCAAGATATGATGCTTCATCCCTTTTTTCTTTTAATCGATCACGAAGCCAGTTTATTTCATTATTCAATATGTCATATTCTCTTTTTTCAATGACTACGAATCCAAGATTCTTTAATTTCGCCATTAGCTGTTCACCTTTGCGAGATATGCGTCGATTTCTTCGTTTGCGATGCCATAGTCATTCTTAAGAATTGCTCTACGAACATTGTGTATAGTCCATTCTCCTTTATTCCTTCCTGTTACCATCTGATTTATTTTCCATTCACGAACTGCGATATTGCTCAATTGTTCCTTCTGTATCTGCTCTGCGTATTCAATAACCTTATTTTGCAGCTCCTTATTTGTATCTCTCAAATCGTTATATTCACTAAGCGACATCGTTACTGTTGGTTCCATTAGCTATTCTCCTTTGAGTATTTAATTAGTTCACCAATTGTGTAGCAATCTTCATCTGACCATTTGATAGATTCGAACAGTGGATGATATGTCATATAGACATCATCTCCATTCCACGATTCCCAGCACGATTCATCTTTTGCTGGTTTAATTTCATATATTCCTATTAAATTATCTTCATCTTTTGCTATCCACCAATCTTGTGGAAACCATTTCAGAAACTCGCATTCATCTTGTGTTAGTAATGGAAGTTTCTTTACTTCACGAATTTCAAAATAATTGCGCATTAGGTCATTGACCGTAAAAAATGTATCATTTATAACAAACATTTTTGGATTATCTAGCCATGATAGCTGATTCCAATTTAACTGATTGATATTGTAATCTCCCTTTACTTCAATCTTAATATCTCCACGAATTGCTCTTGCGAGTAACTCTAATTTTTCATCAATTTTCATTATTCTTCGCCGCCTTTCTTCCAAAGCCGTTTCTTACACTCTGGGCAATACTTTGGACCATAGTTTTTATATTCATATCCACATCTTGGGCATTGATGTAATTCGTCGGGCGTAGAATCTTTACTTACTGTCATTCCCATTCCCATTAAATTCATCATGAGTGCTACCTTTACGGCTTCATTCATTTGTCGTTTGTTCACGATCATCTTCCTTTCCTGCAATCATTAACCCAATTACTACGATTCCTACACAAGCACCAACCATTGCACCGAAGATAAATGTAATTACATAGGTCATATTATTCACTCTTCCATTCGAGCGCTTGACCACAGCATTGGCAGAAATCAGGTTTAAATACTTTCATGATTGAATTTCCACAATACGGGCAAGAATAGTCGGTTCCGCCGTGATAATTACAATCAATAATTATTTCTGTTGGTGTTGCTCTATCAACAACTTCTTTGAATGACTCAAAGTGTTTCGGCAAGTCTTCAATTTTACCAATAACTAATCCCTTTGGAATTATTGAACCAATTACTTCGTATGCTTCTTGATATTTATTCTCCATATTTTTTCTTTCCGGCTCGTTACTCGATCGCCATTATGCTTGTGATGCTTCCTTGAAAAACATCGTTGAAATTCCCTGATCTGAGTATGCTTTTTGGTGTTACTGCTACGTCGATGATGAATTCGATCATTGATCCGTCCGATGCTTGACATGGTTCTTGCTTTTGCTCTCCCACGATTGCGTTAATGCTTTTACCACTGTCGAACGATATGAGATATTTTGTGCCGACAGGTCCGTACTGGGCGCTCATAGCCACCATGATGTATTTATTGTCAATCAACCGAACACCGAAGTTTTTATCAGTAGTTGCTACTTGTTGTAACTTCCATTGAGTCGATGAGTGATTCGTAATCGTTCGGAAGTCCATGTATGATTTGAATATCGAAGTTGAACACACATTTCTGTAAATGTAAGTAGGCGTTGACTTAATCGCCGCTATCTCGGTTTGTAGCGTTTCTACTGACACCCATAATTTAGCGTTCTCTGCTTGTTCATCTTCGAGTTGAATCTGTGCGCTTAGCAATTCCATTTCGGTGTTCATCTTGATGAGTGTTACCGATACGACTACAACCAGTAATGCGAAGATTATGGTTAGCCAACTTCTGTTAGATAGTTTCATTTGTTTCTCTTTTCATGTATAATTAGTTGTGTTCCCACACGTGATACCTATTCGAGTAGGTATCTTTTTTATGCCTCATTCTCTTTTGCAATCGTTCTTCTTATGAAATCAAGTCCTGACTGGTACACGACCGTTTTGATGTTGATCTGAATGGTTCCATCAGGTTTCGCATATTTCTGTTCAATAACCCGGAAGTAACCTTGATCGACATACTTTTGATACGGAACATTGTTTGATTGAAGGATTTTCTTATTCCGTAGTAGCTCGAACAGATTATTTCTTCCAAATCCACTAATGTTCAGAACCTTTGCACACGTTGCCATGTCGATTGCGTTCTTACTTGATGTAACTTGATCAAAGAATTCTACCTTCGGCTTATCCAGTGCGATTTTCTTATTGAAACTATCGATTGTTGACTGTGCTACTCGCAGCGCTCTCGCCATGATTTTTTCCGGTGTATTCCATTCACGTTCGACATTGATAAAATATTGTCTGACTTCTTTGCCTTTTTCATTGCGCTGAATCATTGCGATCTCTTTCGCCATGTCAACTGATATTTGGTAATCGTCTCGTGCGACTTCTCGTGTTCCTTCTGTTTGAACATACTCATTTTTGAGTAAGTTGAAGTCAGTTCCTTCTTCAAATCCATACTCTGCCATTCTTGGAAACCAGTCGTTGAATCTTGTCGGAACATCTAACATTTGATGTAATTCTCTTGCGCTGACGGTAATCCGGTCGTTTTCGGTTCTAATTTGTAGTTGTTCCATTTTCTTTTTCCTTTCTAAAATCGTCTGCGATCATCACAATGTCAGCCCATGAGATCAGAACGATCGTTCCGTCTTCGAATTTGACCATTGGGGATCCGCTGAATGTTGCCATCAACTGGATGTTCTTTTCACCCAGATCGTCAACCTTACCGTAGCCAATTGACATACCGCCGGGTATGCTTTTCGTGATTTCCATTTACTTGTTCCCCTTCTCTGTTGACAGTGTGAATATTAATAGTTCGATCCGAACCTTTAACCCTTTCAAGTCATGTAATATTTTTTCATTAGATCCATACTCACAAATTCTGTAATTAACTCTTAGCAATGCACCCTCGATTTTATCAATATCATTTAGTGTGATTAGACACGCCAATTCTTGATTGCTTGTCATAATGCCTTACTCGCTAATGCAACGATACCTACAACGATAAGCGCCATCGTTGCAATCAACAGGAACTCTGTCCATTTGTTATTCGGTTGTTCTGATACTGGTGATTCTGTGTTGTCGAGATTAGTTGTAAATTTATGCATTGTGATTCTCCTTTATTCCGAGATACTCAATTACATTGGCTCTCGGTGCTTTCGTTTTATTCGGTATGTAGTAACCTAAATTTTCAATTCTCTTGTTAACTTCTTCTCGTATTACTTTTGCTTTCTTCATGCTACATTGTGCTAGTTCGGCAATCTCTGTTGTATTTACCCATAAGCTCATAGGCGATTCTCCTTTCAATATTTAACACTTTGTTAAGTGACAGGGCATAAAAAAATACCGCACCGTTGGTGATTTTTTTATCGACTTATCTGATCGTATCGCTTTCCTGATAGTTTTATCAAGATGTCGATTTCATCAGCGTACCACTTAGTTTTTCCCGATTCTTTAAGGGCATACTTTTGGCGGCTCATCTTTAATAGTTTGCCCATTTCGGTTTGGTTTAGTCCCATTCCAACTCTAATTTGTGCAACTGTAAACTTGTCCATATTTTTCACTTCCTTTCTGTATATTTAACGATTTGTTAAGTTCATAATTCCATAATAAGCGTTTATTTTACATAAAGCAAGTGAATTTTAACGATTTGTTAAATTTTTATTGCAACATGAAAAAAATGCTATATAATATGGTTATGAAATGAAAGGTGGTGCAGTATGGATAAAATTAGAGTAAACGAAATAGCCGAACATTTGCGTAAACTTAGAAAAAGTAACCACTTGACACAAGATGAAGTTGCTAAACAATTAGGTGTTTCGTTCGTAGCCATTAGTCATTATGAAACTGGTAAACGCAGAGTAGATGTTACTGTTTTAGAAGAATTAGCAACCATCTATCACACTACGGTAGATCAAATATTATCTGACAGTAAGATTCAATAATTATCATTATTTTTTACCCCCGTAAATTAATTATATTGTATCACTTGTATATACAAAATCATGATGTAAATACATAATTTTGTTACATGGATAAAATAAAATCATGTCTACTATTATGGGTAGACAGAAAGGAAGAAAAATGTATGTCAATATCGACTGGTAAGAATAAAGAAGGTGTCTATTATGTTCATATCCGAGATCCGTTGATACCCAATCAATCACACCAAAAGAAGATAGAGAATCGCAAGTGGCGTACGCAACGAGAAGCAAGAGCTGTTGGTAAGGCATATATGCTTGAACTATCTAAAAGTAACGGTGTGCTTACCTACCAACGGTTATATGACATATACCTTGAAGAAGAAAAACACAGGTTAAAGGAATCAACATTGACAAGTATACACTTCGCCCATCGTAAATTGTTACCGAGATTCGGAACTATGAACATAGATGATATTAACCATCAAGAAATTATGAAGTGGCGCAGCGAATTATTGACTGGTAGAAAATTGAACGGTGATTTAATGAGTAACGGATATATCGAGAAGCTTCAATCAGTATTTAAACGAGTATTAAACTGGGCATACAAGAATTACAAGATAAAAGAAAACCCATATCGGCTGTCTATCATAAAACATAAAGGTGAACGTAAAAAAGTAATCTCCTACTACACTCCGAAACAGTATGATATATTCTACTCGATGATTCAGAATCAAGAGTATGAAACAGCGTTCGATATGTTGTATTGGCTAGGAATCAGAATAGGCGAACTCATGGCATTGAAAGTTAAGGATATTGATTTCACCGATAATGTCGTTCGTATCTATAAGACATGGAATTATGTAGCACACATAGAAACAACGCCTAAGACCGATAACTCGTACAGGGACATTGTTATGACCGACCGAGTGCATAACGCTCTACAAACGCATATACAAGCGTTGTCGAAGAACTATCTGTATAGTAGAGAAACATACTTGTTCGGATTCGATGATCCGTATGCGTTGACTACATTTATTTGGCACTTGGAAAGAATCTATAAGAGTGCTGGACTTCCTAAAATTACGCTACATGGGTTTAGGCACTCAAACATATCACTATTGATTAGTCTAGGTTATGATGCGTTTGAGATTTCTAAGCGTTCAGGTAACTCTGTGTTGCAAATAAACAACCGTTACGGACACTGGTTCAAGGAATCTCAACAGAAGATGGTCAACTCGCTAAACGATTTTGAAAGAAAATGCTACGATTCTGTTACGAATCTACCACACGACATAAAGAAAAGCACCTAATTAAGGCGCTTTTTTACTGTGTGCTAAGGTTCAAATACAAC